CCACAAACTCCCGATGCCTCTCACCAGAGAGACGCCGCGGATAGGACCCTGCACAATCGACCCGCACTAGGCGGTGGGCAGGCGAGATGGGCTGTGATCATAAAGACCTGCCTACTGCTCCCAGTATTCCTTGAACCGACTTCACACTACAGAAAATATCGTCTACACACGTTTACCGGTCACAGTAATCATGTCCTAAGACTTGCCAACAGTTCGTTCCCAAACAGGGCATTACAGACTACCATAACCGTACGATTCGAGGACTAACTGTAGTTCACGTCGTTTTTAACACTAAAGGTCCAAGCGGGGTGAGAAATCCCCTCGACAAAACCCCGGGACGAACCCGGCCTGCAATGCCTTGCAACTACATCACCATCACGAATCCTTATACGCGGTACGAAACCGTATAGAGACGTGACGCCTTCAGTTACTGTGCCCAACTAACCCCTCATGCACAGAGCGCCGCGATAAATGCCACCTGGGAGCGTCGCTCCAGCAGGTCCACTCGTACCCACACCCCTCTCCCCCTACTCCAACGAGTCCTACCGAAAACGGACTCGTTACGTCTCTGATTCACCCATCGCCATGCTGCGCTACGAGTCAAGCCTAACATCCCCCTAACCTTGATACTCATAAGAGTACCCAGGCCATACGGAGAACATCCTTGACGAATCTTAGCCACGGCGGTGTCCTCAGAGACGTCGTCAGGTGAAAAGTTGGCGTGCCAAGCGTGACTGACACACGCGTCAGTCCACATATCCTGCCAGAACTTAGTATCGGATACCCAGTTCTTGCTTACTTGGACCCAACCTTCGGGGATGACCATACTTTTTGAAATGAATGGCAGAGGCTTTTCTACCGCTTGTTCACAGTAGAAAAGTTCCCTGTGCCACATGCCCACCGCATGTAGCATCTCCCGATCCACAGCTAACCCCAGTCCTCTACTTACAGATCTCCGAGACAGATGAATCGGCTTCTGATTATGGTGGAGAAAGTACGTACGAACAATACGCACTCTCCTACCTCCAAAACCAGAACACGCTGAATAGAAACGCCCATTCAACGAAGAGACCTGTTCACTAGCGGGCCCGTGCGGGAACAATGACTTGCTCCTAACGAACCCAACCTCTTTACAGCCTTTGTTAAGAGACCAGAAAGGGGTCGAGTTTAAGGTAAAAGCACGAGAGTGCTTCAACGTCTTCCCTAAACTCAAAGTGAGGCCGCCCTTAGCTACACAACGTTCCCAACGAGCTACCTCGTCAGGCGTCGCACGAAAAACGATATCGTCGCCATTGATGCGAACCGGCACAGGCCGGCGCACAGCATACCGAAACGTTATGTAGTTTACCAAGCAAAGCAGAGGAAAGGAAGTTAACTGTCCCATGAGTTGACCCCGACGTTGTTGAAACGAACGAGGTTCGATACCTACTTTACGAGCAGCCTTAAGCTCCTCGTCGTCGACTAGAATCGACGAGTAAATATCGATCGCGTGGTCTTTAATACCCTGGGGTACGTTCTCAGCACGCGATAACAACTCACTCAAGATTGCTTTTTGGAGGTCTGCATTAAGATTATCAGTGGCGCTTTCGTAATCACCACTAACAAAGATTTCCCCCGAGACAGTCGAGAAATCTTTGAAATGAGCAGACTTCGCATCTCCGCGAAGCAACCAAGAGAAACGGGAAAGGTGAGAGTACATGGCTTGGTGCAGCGGGCGTAAATTGTTGTCGATACGAGGAGGGATCGATATTACGCGCCACTTACCTCCAGTTTCTATAGCCTGTACTCGAGAAGGAGGACGATAGCCGGCAACGTTTGCACTCAGAACACCTTCGAGGAAATCGAATTGTCCTTGACGCATGCAAGCGTCCCAGCCCCGCGATCCACCATCCTTACGACCGACCTCGTAACACGAAGTAAGAGGTAAGGAGGATGTAAAGCACTTATCGACGTACGTACGGTCCCAACCAAATGGGAAAAGCTTGCGGACTAACTTCAATGCGAATTGAAGGAAGTCCTCATCAGGCGGAGCCTGAGCCGTAGACAACGTCTCGAGATAAGTCCCAACGTCCGGCTTCTCCTTTGGAATAACCTTCCGAAAGAGAAAAAGAGAGTGTGCAATCCCGAAACGAGATTGCGCGGAGAGACGTCTGATCGAACCTCTCCATGGGTGTAGTCGATCGCCAACAATAAGCCCTTCGCAGAACTTACTGTGATCAGATGGGCATTTGAATTGAGGAACATGCAGTGAACAACCATAAAGGTTATTCAGCATCTCCACAAACGATTCAAACGCTACGGCGATCTTCACTTGTGAACCCGTGAAACGACTAAGCGATTCACTCACAGGTACCGGTAACATGTCCGTAAACATGTTAAGACCAG